AGTGCTGTGTGGTGTTGTCATAGCACACACGATAGCTCTGTGCAGGTTCAGCAGCCGTATGTGCATGAGTATCTGCCGTTGCCTTGGAAGGAGCAGAGGACAGGGCAGCGGTCTGTTGTGAACATAGGGTTCTCCCAGAAGAACGGTTTCAGCAACAAGACTTTTGTGGCTCCTAATGGGAGCCAGTGCTGGTTCAAGAATTATTCTCAGGAACTCAGCTCGATGGAGGGAACTGAGCTGGACCTGATCTGGTGTGACGAGCTTGTCCCTATGGCGTGGATTCAGACGCTCAAATACCGTCTCATCTCACGTAAGGGGAAAATGGTCGTGACCTTCACTCCAATTGAGGGTTTTACCAGCACCGTGAAGGATGCTATGGATGGGGCCATCATCGAGGAGACTCGAGAGGCTAAGTTGATTGGGGATGAAAGTTCGATTGATGGGGTCCCTAAGGGACACATGCCGTATAAGGGCAGGACACGCAGTGGATCTGGGAAGATCTTCTGGTTCTTCAGTGAGTGGAATCCCTACAGCCCGTTTGATCGGATGGAGCAGACGCTCAGGGGCAGGACTAGGGAAGAGCGAGAGATCAGGGCCTATGGGTATGTGAGCAACCCTGTAGTGGGCAAGTTCCCGAGGTTCACTGACCGCAATATTATTGCGAAGGACCAGATCCCCAAGGACGGGACCAACTATATGGTTGTCGATCCTACGCCGGGCGACCGCAACTGGTATATGCTCTGGGCTAGGGTGGATGATCTGGGCAGGATTTTTATTTATAGGGAGTGGCCAGACAGGGCCAACTACGGAGAGTGGGCCGTTCCGAGTGAGAAGCTGGACGGCAAGAAGGGGCCAGCGCAGACGGCTGACTGTGGGAGGAATATTCAGCAGTATAAACAACTCATCAGGGAGCTAGAGATCTCTGATGGAGGGATACACGAGAGATACATCGATCCTAGAGCTGGCAGGACTGCGGTGATAGGCCAGAAGGAGCACAACCAGAGCCTGATCGACTTGCTTGCCAATCCTGACAGGGGTGCAGGCGGAGAGATAGTAAAGGATGGTCTTCTGTTTGTGCCTTCAGCGATGGCGCACATTGACGAGAGCTGTGCTCTGGTCAATAACCTGTTTGCCTACGACATGAGCAGAGAGGTGAGCATCCTGAATGAGCCTAGGCTGTATGTGTCCAATGAATGCCAGAACCTGATCTACAGTCTGAAGACTTGGACTGGTAACGATGGAGACAAGGGAGCATCCAAGGACTGTGTGGATGCTCTGAGATATTTGATTTTGATGGACCCTATTTATGTCTCGAGACAGGCCCAATACACAACTGAGACTTTGAGCTACTAATGAACACGAGCAAAGACGACCGCTTACAGGTCAACACAGACCCCAACATCAATCAGCTCTGCACCGAATACCGCAGGGCATTTTCTGATGACAGGATAACCTACCGTGTCAGGGAGTCTGACGAAACTCGATTTGCTACGTGGACCGGGCAGAGCCGAGACGGGAAGAAACATGCCAAGGACCTAGGGCGACAACCGTTCCCTTGGGAAGGAGCCAGCGACACTCGGATCAGGCTGGCTGACGAGGTGTGCTCGTTTATGGTGAACCTGAGCACCTCTGCCATCAGCAGGGCTGCCTTGAACGTAGCTGGCATCGAGGCTTCAGACCACAAGGCAGCGTCTGCTGTGGGTCTTTACCTGAGGTGGATGCTTTCGACTTTGATGCAACCCGGCTGGGAAGAAGAGCTGGAGTTACATGCAGAATACGCAGCGCAGTATGGTTGGAGTGTCCTTCACGTGATCTGGGATAGATCCTATGCCCAGACCCCTCGAACAATAAACCTCCAAACCCTCTCTGGCTTCTTAGGAGTCAATGCCCCCCAACAACTCGACGCTCTGACCGCTGCGCTGCAAGACGAGCAGGAATACATTGCTGACCTGCTTGTGGCCAGCAACGAAGGGCTGACAAGGACCAAGGCCCTGAAGCACATCAGAGAGATTGTGGAGAAGGGTGAGACCACATTCGAGCTGCCTGATATGGTAAAGAATCAGGCTCGCATCGTAGCACTCAGGCCCTATCACGAGATCTTGTTTCCGCCCGAGACAACTGACCTGCAGAGAGCCCGTGCGATCTTCCGTAGGGAGTATTACACGCTGGCAGAGCTAGAGGCGAAGGCAGCAAGCGGAGAGTGGGACAAGCAATGGGCTGAAGAGGTCAAGAAGACCGCAGGCCAGAGTTCTCAGGTATGGGACCAAGGCCTAAGTCCTGTTCTGGGTAGCACTGAGAGACTGGATGACAAGACCAACCTGATCGAGGTCATTCATGCCTACAGCCGCAGGGTGACAGAGAATGGGAATCCCGGGATCTACATGACGGTCTTCTCTCCGTATATGGAGAAGAACTCCAGCGGCAAGGAGATGTTCGCAGAGCACAGGCTCGTGACAGAGGCTGGGGACACTTACCCATTCGAGACCTTCACCCGAGAGAAGACACGGCGCAGCCCAATCGAGTCTCGTGGTGTATCAGAAATTGTTCGCACGTGGCAGGCAGAATACAAGGCACAAGCCGATATGGTATTCGACCGCTCGAGCTTTGACACGCTTCCTCCGCTCAAGGTTCCCTTACGCTATGGCCAGCGGATCAAAGTTGGCCCCGGTGTGCAGGTATCAGAACAGAGGCCCGGTGACATTGGTTGGATGGAAGCACCTCGCAGAGGCGCAGACCTAGCCTTCACCCTGATGGATCATATCCAGCTCAGGACAGACCGTTACTTTGGCAGGCCCAATGCAGCCATACCTCCTGTAGAGACACAGCTCAGGCAGCAGGCATATGTCCATCGCTGGCTCAGGCACATGAGTTCTGTCATTGGCAGGGTCTGGGACCTGACTCAGGTCTTCGACACGGACGACCGCTTTGCTCTGGTGACTGGCACTAATATGCCACTGCCTCGAGACCCCAAGAAATACAACTTCACATTGCACTTCGATGTCAGGGAACTCGACAATGAGTTTGTCCAGAAGAAGCTTCAGGCGATTAGTCAATTCGTCCTGCCAGAGGACACGATGGGGATCGTTGACAGGACTAAGTTGATCAGGAAGAAGTTGCAGGTCATTGACCCAACGCTGGCAGACGAGCTTGTCATTGAGCAGGCAGAAGCATCGCAGCAGATGTTCGACGACATGAACAATCAGGTAGCCCTGATGTCTCTGGGTAATCAGCCCAAGTTTGTCGAGAACGATCCATCTGCAGGCATCAAGATGCAGTTCATCCAGCAGATCATTCAGAACAACCCGAAATATCAGCAGCAGATGCAGCAGGACGAGCAGTTCGCACAGCTTGTCCAGACGTTTGCTCAGAACCTGCAGATGAGTGTGACGCAGCAGCAGAACGCTCAGATAGGCAGGATAGGTGTGAATCCAAATGCATAACGAATACAGGTTCCAAGGTTACGAACAATGGCTGCTCGAGGCTTTCTCGATGCAGGAAGAACATCCAGTCAGGCGTGGCATCGACACGATCCTGAATGAGATAATGAAGGCCGAGTCCGGTAATGTAACCGGACCCGGCTTGACTTCTGAACAGAGGCACTACTTCGCAGGAAGACTGGCAGCAGTTCAGGATCTCTACTTCGCATTTCAGAACCTCTACGCTGACGCCCTGAAAGATCAGGGGCCAGACTTAGACCCTGAAGTGTGAGGCCCGGGAAATGTAACTACATTAAACCCTAGCTGATCTCTCCACTGATCAGGCATGTGGGGTATCATCGCTGATACCTCGTGCTCAGACATGACTTCAGTGAGGTCCCTGAGCATACCCACTATCAGGTGCTCGATGCACTGCCTGCACCAGCCGTAGTAAGTGGGGTCCTTACTGACCATAGGGTAGTGAGTGTAGACGATCTCAGTGGCTCGCTTGCTGCACCCCTCGCATATGGGCTCAAACTCGAGCCCATACTCCATAGCTTCAGCCTTGAGCATCGCTCTTTGCCTCCCGTTTCATCAGCTC